TTGCAGGCGAAAACTTCCACATCACCCTCCTTGCTCCCGACGACTTATCTTCCGATGACTTTCCCACCTATTGACATTGCGCGGATCGAGGGCGACTCGGCTTACAAAGAAGAGCTGCGCTGGCGCTGCCAGACCGATCTGCTCTGGCTGGCAAAATTTGTGCTGGGGTACGGTCTGATTGACGAACACGACCATCGAGAGATGTTCGATATGTTCGTAAAGAAAGACCCGCGCAAGCCGATCGAGGAGCAGGATGATGTAAAAGTCAGGCTCATCCTGATGCCCAGGCGCACATTCAAGACCACCGCCAACATCGCCGACACCGTGCAATGGATTCTGGACTTCCCCGACGTTGCGGTGATGACGATGACTGCCTCGAACTCGCCGGACTCGCCCCTGGCCGACGCCTTTGTGGCCGAGGTTGCCAGCCACTTCTATCATCCATCCGGCGCACCGTTCAAACCGCTTCATCTGCTCTTTCCCGAACATGTACTCGACAAGATGCCCAAGGCTGGGGAGTTTATTACGCCGGCGCGCACCAAGTTTCGCCGCGATCCGACCGTGAAGGGCGTCTCGATTGAGCAGAGCTTGAGCGGCTGGCACCCCGATGTACTCAAGGGTGAGGACGTGCAGGATAACCGAAACTCGCAGACCACCTTTGCCCTGAGAAAGGTGTGGACAAATCTCAATATCAACATCAAAATGCTCGCCGATTGGGCCTATCGAGAGCACACCGGCACGCGCTATGGGCCGATGGACTGCTATGGGAAGATGCTGGCCACAGTAAACGATCGAGTGAAAGTGCTCTGGAAACCGGCTTATATCAGATGCCAGCACGCTTTGAAGATCGCGGATGAGAATCTGAATGAAAACGACGTGATCTTACAGTTTCCGAAGCAATTGCCGTGGAAGTTTTTGAGAATGACCAAGGCCGACGACGAAAACTCGTTTTGGACGCAATACATGAACATTGCCGAGGGAAGTTTCAAGCCCACCTTTGGCATGGAACGGCTGGAAGCGGCAAAAGTAAAGGAAAACGATGCGCCTCACGAGGATGAGGTACACATCGCCTGGCGCTTTGAATATGCCGAGTGCAAGAACGCGGCCGGAGCGGTCGGGCTGGAGCATCATGGGCGCATGACCGTGGCCGAGATCTTGCGCGGAGCATGGACGCCCAGCACGCTGGCCGCGAACGTTGTAGACCTGGCAAAGCGATGGGAATGCCATCGGGTGCAGATCGAGGAGACGCCGGGCGCGCGGTCGATGGAGCAGCACATAAGAAACGAGGCTCTGGAGAAAGGCTGGAGGCTGGAGATCCTTTGGACCGAGTTTTTGCAAGACCCGACGGCTCGGGCTCTGGCCATCAAAAGCGCAGAGCCTCACCTATTGGCGGGAAGGCTGCTTTTCAGTGATGGAATCAAGAACTTGCAGGAGGCTTTTAGGCAGCTCTATCACTTTGGAATGGTTGAAGATGACGAGATAGCCAGTGTGGTAAGCCGCGTGGCCGCCTGCCTGCCAGAATCGATCGCCGCCGACGACTTTGACCCGACCGATGAGGGGGCCTGGATAAAATATGCTCAGCAAGATATGTACAATCGCGTGTATGGACGGGGAGCCTATGCCGAGTCAGAGCCGGAAGCCCCCCCGATTGAGGAAGATTGGCAGCCAACGACAGCCGCAGGGTTGAGCGAGATGATGCCGGGATTGAGTGGATGAGCCTGCGAACGACACACACTTTTGTAGAGTTGCCGATCAGCAAAGACGACGACTCGGAGCAGTTTGACCGGGAGTTGCTGGCCACCCGGCCGCCGCAGTTCACGATGACCGCGTTTCCACTGAGAATGGTGCTCTGATATGGAGCAAGACTTCCCCAAAGTCGTGCCCGTCTTTCCCGGTGATACGCCACCAGAGCCGCCGGCCGAGCTGCCTGACGCTGAGATTCAATTGATCCATGCGGGGCTGATGATTCCGACCCTGAAGGCTGTACGCTCGATGGCGCGCGAGATTCGCAAGTGGCGCGGTGAACCTAACCCGGATCTGGTTTGAGAGGTAAGCTATGGCCACGCTGGCAAACACGGTGAACGGCGCGCAGACGATCGAGCCGGGCGATGTAAAGCTGATGGGGCCGCTGCTCGATCCGCGCTACACCGACGACGGCGCGGTGGAGCTCGTGATCCAAGACGCGGAAAAGGCCCGCACCTACCTTGACCAGAAACAATGGAACCTGCATTGGCGCGAGGCCGACGTTCTTTACCAAAGCCCACGCACCAATCAGGCGTTTGAGGGCGGCACAGTTGCGCGGGCGAATATCTCTCGCTTTACAGTTGCCAAGCACGTCAACTCACTCGTACCCGCCATGAAGAGCGGGATTTTTTATGAGATGCCGCCCTTTCTGATCAGGCCCAGGCCTGCGACAAGCCAGAACACAGCGCGCGCGAAAACTGCGCTCTATGGCGTGATCCTTGACGAAGCTGATTTTGAAACCGAGTGCGAGCTGGCGATGGAGCAGGCCGTCAACTTCGGGACCGTGGTTTGCAAAGCCGTATGGGACAAGAACACGCGCACAACGAAGGTGCGCAGCCCGAAACAGGCGCCAGTGAAACAGAAACTTCCCTTTGGCGGCGAGATCACGATCCACACCAAAGAGTCGGACGAAATGGAAGTGACGGATACGGAGGTCACGACCGAGGGGCTGATCTTTGAAACCTGCGAGCTGGGGTCAGTGTTAGTCGACCCGACTTGGAAGAAGCCGAACGCCCTGCACAAGTCGGCCAAGTATGTCATCCATGTGACCTATCCTACCTTTAAAGATTTAGACAAGCTGCGCGATGAAACCGTCGTCGACGAAGACGGCAAGCAAATTGGCGGCTATGACATTCCATCGGAAGATGAACTCAAAGCCTACTTTTTTGCGCATGAAACCAACGCCGTCACCCCCAGCCAGGTGCAGCTCAATCTGGGCGGTCAGAATTGGGCAATTCACCACGCGCAGAATGACGAGGAGCCAGCCAGCGCGGATCCGCTGGAGCGGCCAATCCAGATGCTTGAGCGGTGGGATAAAACCTACGTCTACACCGTACTGACTGCCAACGGCGTCGACGGCGTGCTGATCCGCAATGAGGAACACGGGCTCCCTTTCATCCCGTTTTTCTCGGCTAACTTTTGGAACATTCCGAATGCGGCCTATGGTATTGGCGTGGGCAGGCTGGCCGGCAGCGATCAGAGAATTGAGAAAGGTCTGACCGATGCCCTGCTTGACCTGTTGAGCATGGCGGTCAACCCGATGTATGCGCGCGATCGAGGCGCCAACGCACCGACGCAGCAGATCCGCCAACGGCTGGGCGGGATTGTCGACGTGGACACCAAGCCGGGACAGAGTGTGCGCGATGCCTTTGGAATCATCGAACTCCCCAAAGCCCCACCAGAAGCCTTTACGGTATTGCAAGCAGCCGGGCAGAGCGCTCAATCGACCACTGGTGCGGATGAAGCTTTCACCCAAGGTTCGCTACCTGGCAAGGGCGGCAGTTCGGCAGCGAGGACCGCGACCGGAGCGGGAGGAATCATAGCCGCGAACGCCGGCAAGATCCAAGGCCCGGTTGGCCACTTTGTGAAAGGCATCTTGCTGCCTGTGATCGAGATGATCGATTTTTGCGTGAAAGACAGAATGAGCCCGCAGAAGATCAGGGATATTTTGGGCGACGAGCTGGGCGAGGCCTTTGAACTCGACGCCAAAAACTTCTACGCATCCAAAGACCGGTTTGAATGTCTGGCCGGCGCTCACCTGGCTGCGAAGAAAGCGATGGCTCAGGCGCTGCCGCTGATGGTGCAGATCTTTGAGAATGCGCCGCTCATCCAGCAGCTCAACGCCACCGGCTACGTGGTGGATGTAAAGATGCTGCTTGAGATGTTTATGGAAGTGAGCGAATGGAAGAACGCGCGCGAGCTGATAAGGAAGATGACGCCCGAAGAGCAGCAGAAGTTTCAGGCCGCCAACCCCGGAATGCAAAAAGTTCAGGGACAGATCGCGGCCATCGGCGCGCGACATGAAGCAAAATCGGCCGAGATCGACCAAGCCAAGGAAGCCGATTTGGCTAAGGATTTGCTCGGTAAGGCATCCAACGAGGCCGCGTTGTGGGATGAACGGAAGTGGGATCGGGAGATTACTAACCAGAGTGTCTTTGCGCCGGCGGGGGCTTGAATGGCTGACTTCAAAGATTACCGGATGAAAGAGGCAAAATGCCCGCGCTGCGGGCGTGTAATGGATGGGGCAACAAACTGCACTGGAGACGGAGCGCCTAGCGCTGGAGATTTTACCGTCTGTTTCTATTGTGCAACGATTCTTCGGTTTGGCTTTGCCCTGCAACTGGAGATGCCGGCCAGGGCAGACTTTGAAGAGCTGATGCGGCAACCGCCAGAAACTCTGTTCACTCTGGGAAAGATCCAACACCTTGTGAGAGCGCGAGCCAGAGAACGGGCCGGGAGAAACTAGCGATGGAGCTGAAGGTACGTACAACCCGAACCCTGAAGGTGACAGAGCTGGCAGTTACACCGGAGGAACGCACGGCGCTTGCGAATCTCTATGGAAACCCGGATTATCAGGCTTTGCTGGACGTGATGGAGCGCGGCTGTATCGAGTTAGAAACGGCCCACTTTAACACCGATATTGGCCATCCAGAGGCCGTGCTGGGCGGCCACTGTCTGACCAAAGGCGTGTGGCAGTTTTTTGCTTATGTACAGAAACAAGTGTTAAATGCCTATAACAGCAGGATGGCCGATGATGATCAATCGGAACCACCTAGCCTCAACGATGTAATCCAAGGCGTAGAATGAGCGCGGAGTGAGTTATGGCGAAGACGTGGGAAGACAAGGGAAACGGCAAATGGAAACTGACGGTCACGAGCGACGAGCCCGGTGTGCCGATCAGCGTCTTCCACGGAACCAGAGATGAGATTTCCGACCAGTTGGCGGATTCTCAACTGAATGCCAACCAGCGCATCGCCGAACTGAAAAGGAATAGCCAACCAGCGGCTTCCCAGCCCCCGCCGCCAGCCGGGCCAAAACCCCTGTCGGCGGGCGAGAGGATGCAGACCGTGGCAGATCTCGCCAACCCCTCGACCGTCGACTCTGCCGTGACCCGGATCATGGAGTCTGTCGTGGGACCAATCGAAAACCTGCGCGACTCGGCCGCCAACGCGCCCGCGGAACGCGAGGAACGATTGGAACGCAAGGCGACCGAGGCCGCCCAGGCCTTTGCCGCGGCGAACCCGGAGTACTACCTCACCCAGCACAACGCAGAGACAATCTATGCGTATGTGCAACTGCGTGGGGATCTGACCAGGCAAGACCACTATCAACGTGCCTTTGAGGAGCTGACAGCAGCAAACCTGCTTCAAAAGCGGCCACCCTCTGAGGACGAGGAAGAAACGCAGTCATCGGCCACCGAGCCAGAGCGGAATGCTCCCGCGCGAACGGCACAGCCGAAGACTCCCACCAGGATCTCGACAGGTATCAGCTCGCGCGACGTGAGCGGAACCGCGCCGAGGCCCACGAACCGGCTGAAGTATACGCGGGAGCAGATCGACGCCATGAGCGCCAGCACGAAAAAGCGGCTAATCAACGACCCGGAGTATAACCGGGCGGTTGATTTTTATTCCCAGCCACGGCGAAAGGCAAGTTGATCTAAAACCCCGCGTGCCCTTGAGCCAAGGGAGCGGGACCATGAAAATCAGAGACGAAAAGTTTCTTGCATCAAGAGACTGGCTTGTTGCCTATGTGCTGCAACCGCTCTTGTATGTGCTGGCCATGATGGGCTCAGCGATCGCCTTCACAATCCAACTGGAAGGCCGGGCGCTGGCGCGCGCGGCGCGATATGGCGCGGGCTACTCGCCGGCATCGAATAACACCAGCAATCTGACCCAGGCCCAGGTCAACTATTACGACACCAATTTCATCGAGAACCTGAAGGCCGAAACGCCTCAGTACCGATGCGTCGAGCGCAGACCCCTGCCAGAAAACTCAGGCAACACGCTCAACCTCTTTGAATATGTCCCGTTTGGTCCGGATCTCTCGCAGGCGCCCGAGGGCACCGTGGGCACTGGCGAGACGATCAACGTGCTGACCGACAAGATCGTGATCGGAAACTATGCCGATTTTCTCAACTATTCGCGCTTTTCGCTGCAACTGGCGATCGACCCGGCTCTTGAGAATGGCGGCAAGGAGCTGGCTTATCAGTGCGCTCTGACCGTGGCCTACCTCATCAAGAAC